AGTAACCTTCAATCCATTCTTCTGGTTTTGGTTTCTCTGATGTCTTAAAGTCTATTACAGCGAGTTCGCCTTCATATTCGGCAATACAATCAACAGTACCCGCTAACCCTAATGTCTTACTATATAGGGGCCTTTCTAGTGCATGAATATTATTTATCTTCTTTAGTGTTGGTTTAGCAATTTTAAATAATATTTCTGGTAGAGGATTTGATTTTGGTAAGGGTTCATTCTTGAGAAAATGTTCTGTTAGAGTATGCATACCAGTTCCTCTACTGGTAGCACGTTTGGTTTTACGATTAGCAGCTTCTTCACCAACACGTTCTCTCCAGGCTTTAATTTTTTTAGCTGTCTGGAAACTAGTTACCGTAGTAACAGAAACTAGTTTTATATCTTCACCAGGAAGTTTATAATATCTTTTACCATTTATGTGAACTCTTTCAAGTTTATGTGGTAAATCAATTTCTACATGATTAAACATTAAAATCCTAGTGCAATTTTATTAACAAGATAACTCTTGATTAAACCAGATCGAACAATGTCTTCTACACCAAACTCAGTCATACCAAATTCTTGCATTTGTCTAAGGATGGTCATGAAATCATGGACACCATTCTTTTCGTTTGCTTTAATTAAATCTGACTGTTGAACATCACCACAGAAAATAATTTTAGTATCTTGACCACAACGGGTAATGATACTATCCAATTCGTGGAAGTTTAGATTTTGACATTCATCAACAATAACGATAGCACCGTCCAGTGTAGTGCCACGAAGGAATGAAGTAGACCAAAAAGATACAGTTTCTTGTGCTTTAAGATTACCATAAAGCATTTCAAAGTCTGCATCACTAGGCATTTCAAACATATACTTTACCATATTTTTATATGGAATCTGATAAATGTCTGCTTTATCTTCATGTGTACCAGGGAGGAAACCAATCTCTCTAGTTGCAACTAAAGATCTAACCAAATAAACTTTATCATATGGAGTGTTTTCATTTAGCACATCTCTTAAAGCTAAATATAGAGCGACAAATGTTTTACCAGTACCAGCTGCACCGTACATAAACAAGTTCTTATCATTGTTCCAATTCTCAAAAACTTGTTCTTGTGCTGGAGTCAATGGTTCAACATTGACCATCATATCTGTGTTAATTGGTTTCCTGCGTTTCATTTGTTTCGCAGACATACCATTAATATCTGGTGTAGTTTTCTTTCTCGATCTTGGCATACTTTAAAAACCTCTAATAGTCGATCCGTAATGTCCTTTTTTAATATTATTAATTTTTGTCTGGACATCTTTTGGAACTTTATTCCTCCAATCTCCAACCTCACCAACGGAAGAAGCACATCCTTGTGACCAGTCTTTGTCCCATTCAGGATTCTCATCCTTCCAGACACAATATTCTTTCATGGTCATTGAGATTTCTTTCTTCTCTCCGGTGGTTTTATTTATTACTGGATAAGTTGGCATAATTAGACCCAATTAGGTTTACGTTCTGGCATACGAAGATAATTAGATGCAACCCAAGGTTTGCTGCTAATGTACATCTTGTAAGCAGTAAAAGTGTCAATGCTTGTGTCATGTTTAAATTCATCAGGCATTGCTCTTACGAAAGGTGTAGGTTCTTTTCCACTTCGACCTGTAGGATCTGCGAAAGGAAAAATTTGATTAGCATAAGCTAGAGTGTGTAGACAGGAATGAATTTTTCCATACCTTTGAGTATACTCATCACACAATGCTATACCATGTCGGATTAACCATCTCCAATTTAAAACAAATTGATTTGCCCAAATGGTGCATGGGTGATTACGAAAAGCACCCTTCTTTGTTTTGTACGGTTTACCATCAATTTTTGGAAGTGAACCAAAACTGTGTCCCCATTCTTCCGATGCAACTATTGAAAGCATTTGACAACACTCTAAAGGCATCTTGACAATATGTTTGTCTGGAAGAACAATTGCTGACTTAATGGGACAGGGATCAGTAACGAAGATGTTCATAAAATTTGACATTCAGGAGTGATTCTGACATTGTGATAGTCAGTTTGTTCCCTTAACTTACATATGATATCACGCGCTTCCTGAAATGTCAAGAATCGATGACCAGGGAATGGAATCCAATATTGTTTTTTAGTTTTTAATTCAATCCTGTACATTCCATCCGAGTGCCTCGGATACTTCTGGGAATTGTTCTTTGAAGATGCTTCGGCAGGACTCTGCGACTTGCATGTGCTCTTTCTGTGTTCCATTTGCAGACCTCAACGAGATGTAATGGATCCATGAACGGCATGAGCCGGTCATGTAAATCTTTGTTGGCGTGCAGAGCGGTAGCACATTACGAGCACACTCTTTTGCAACTCCTGATCCAAGCATTTGTTCATATAATGCCATAGATGAATCAAACAAAGTCTGCATTTGAATCTGCAATTTTTGATTTAAAAAAGGATCTAGGTCATCTATACTGTTTTGACGATTCTTATCATCTTGTCGGCGGAGTTCTGGTAGAGGGATTTTTCCCAATAAACTACTGTCTGCATATCTTTGTGAAAATTCTTGATAGGTAAAACTGCGATGTCTAAGTATTTGAGCTGCAATAGCTCTAGTAGTTTCGATTTCTAAAGTCATAGTGGACTGTTCAAAAACACTCCAATGATTATGATTAATACAATACTTTAGAAGTCTAGAATACTTTTCGTTATCTTGATTAGCTGGATTAGAAACTCTGGCAATATATGCCATAGTTTGTTCAGCGTCAGGAGTAACGGAAATAAGTTTTGCTGTGTTCATAATTTAATCACTTTTTAGATGTAGGTTTGGGTTTATTTCCCCATAGTTTAGGATTTACTTTTCCATTTGTCCATGCGATGTCTTTCACAACATCACCATAAGTATCATAATATGCATCAAAGATGTCAGGCTTCAATCCCATAACTATATCATACCACACTTCTTCTGGATTGACACATTTAATAAGGTATGAGTTTCTAGGTAGAGTGCTATCGTCTGAAGCATCTGCAGAGCAGTTAGCGGCGATAACAATAACACTATATGTGTCTTTAAATTTTTGTATGTCTGAGCTAGATAAAACCATAATTTAAGAACGATTGCCCCACTGAATTTCTGGGTATGCTTCACTTATACATGCTTTAGTAATTTTATATCTCTTTCCAATTTTTCTATCTTTAGCAAGACAAACAACTGATGCTTCTGTTTGGTGGAGACCTTCAAGTAACTGAATGAACATCATCTCTCTACGAGATTTTTGAATTCCATCATTACCGCCCTTCACAAAATTATATAGTTTTTTATATTCGTGAATCAATAAAGTATGTTCGGTTCCCTCCGGTGTATCATTAGGAGTATAAGGAACATCCCCTTCGGGAAGCATATTCACAACACTTGTATCAAAATTCCAAATCAAAATTGATTGGAGTGCTGGTGTTTTATACTTTCTAAGTAACTCAACTTTTTCTTTTTTTGTTTTAGCGTTAGATACTTTCTGAAGTACTTCAGAAATCAACATTTTTTGAACTGGTAATTCAGCCATAGTTTAAAATCCTATAAGTTATAAAAATGGGGAGTCAGTCTCCCCGAAGTGTCAGTACTATTTAACTAAGTTAGTCATCCTCATATTCTTGTTCATGTTCTTCATCCACAAATCTAACTGATAGAAGTTCTTCGTTTATATAGTAACCTTCTTCAGTTAACATCTCAGGATGAATATTTTCCATAGTTTTTGATTCAATGTAACTTCTCACGTACTCATTACCAAACCATCCAAAAATAAATCCTACAACGACCCCACCAAGACAGAACATGAAACTAAAGAACAATGTCGTTATTTCTGTCATAATCTCTCTCCTAAGTATCTTCTCTAGAAATTTTAATCTCCACTTGATATGTTCTTTTAAATAAAGAAACTAATTTATCCAAATGAAAAATATATTTTTTTTCGGGTTCTTGAGTACCTCCACTTATCATAGCCCGTACATTAATATTTAGATACTTTTCTGGTATCTTAACTACGGTATTACTTTCAGTAGGAAGTAATTCGGTGACACTGTTCTCGGAACTGATCTTATTTTGTTTGGTAAATTTTGGAAAGTTTTTGAACATGATAGATTATGTGTTGTTTTCACTTTATCAATAGTATCACTCAAATTTTTTATTTTTTTAATACCAGATTTAGACTCATCGTAGTTAACAATTTTAGCACCAGAACAAGAAAGATTGTTACCTGTAATATACAATAAGTCGTGAGTTTTTATATTGACTAGGAATATAGATTTTGCACCAATGATATCTGATTTTGATTCTGGTGTAACTAGTTGCCCATCTAAATTAATATCGGTATCAATTAAATGTAGTCCCTTAACTAGTTGATCTGGTGTTTTAATTTTTTTTCTTCTAGTAATTTTTTTAGAATTCCTATACTTATCTACATCTTCAACAAATCTTTCTAATAAAAGTTTGAGTTCTTTTAATTCAGATTTTTTAAAGTGTGCATAAGCTTCTGACAACAATTTATCACCTTCTAAAGCACCATCAACTTCTTCAATTATGTCAGTAACAAAATGAATTTGGTTTGAAGCATATTCGTTGATAGTTTTTCTATCAATATTTTCTGAATAAAAATACTTATAGAAATCAACTCTAATTTTTTTCTTGGTTATAGAAAATTCATCTAAAATAGTATCGATGAATTGACAAATTGTATCCGTGTGAGTCATAGCATTTTCTTTTCTTGCAAATATTGTAGAGTTTCTTTGCAACCACCTATATGTTTATTGTCAAAAGTTACTTGTGGGAATGTTGCACCTTCCCCAAACTCATCATAAAATTGATTCTTTGTAAAATCTTTGTCGAATTTATATTCGAGATAGTTAATATCTAAATGATCCAATAGATATTTAACTCTATCGCACCATTGACAATCTTGTTTTGAGTAGACTACTGCTTTCATGTTTGAAGTTCCAGGTTTCTGTCTATAGTTTGAGCGGTAAATTTTGTTGCTTTTAATTTTTTACCCATGTAAATTGCACCTACTTTAGGATTTGCATTACCACATGTAAAAACATCACATACTGCAGTTCCGTTTTCAGGCCATGTATGAATGCTAATATGACTTTCAGCAAGAAGAGTTACAGCAGTAACTCCTTGAGGATCAAATTTATGGGATTGTGTCATGATGAATGTAGCACCCATTTCATTAGTTGCTTCAAATAAAATTTTCCTTATAAATTCCTCATCATTTAAAAGTTCTGGATCACATCCGTAAAGAGAAAACAATACATGTTTCATTTGTCCATGTTTCTCACAATGGTAAGAGGATTTTTAGCCTTCCTACGATAATCTTTAAGCATTTTATTTATTGTTCTAGTACGAGCCGCTTCCATTTCTTTCCTTTGTTTGTAAGAAACTTTAGGAGCTTGTTCTTCTTCAGACTTTACTTCTTCATCTGTCACCTCTTTTGCTTCAACATCAATAATTACATTTTCTTCAGTCATAATGAGTCACATACATGGAATTTTAATAGAGGAAATTTTAAACTCCTCATTCTTTATATATTTAATTTTCTGCTTTTACTTTTACTTTTTGTTTTTCAGTTTTAATTTCAGTAGGAAGTTCAGGGACAGGTTTGTATTTACGATATCTTGCAGTCTCAAATGTTTCAAAAGTTTCTTCAGGATTACCATAACAAGTTTTCTTACGAACTTCTACGATTTCATCATAAGGATCTGATTTAATATCAGACCATTGACGATGTGCATTTTCTGTTACCTTTCTGCTGATCACTTCATAGTTAACACCATTACCAGATACGGGTGAGACGGCTTCAACGTACTCTTTCTTTTTAGCAGCCATAAAAAAGGGGGGTTTAACACCCCCATATTATATCACCAATAGAGCATTCCTGCAAGCATAAGAAGGAAACATATGATCGTAAATATTAAAAGACTAACCGATCCTATCCATAACCATCTAGGTATTTTATCTTCACCGTTTGGTTCGTGGTGGTGGTCTGAATGGACAGTCATAACATCCTGCTCCGCAGCATCCTCTAGTTTTCATTGTTGAAAATATCTTCAAGTTTTTGTTTCTGATCACTAAATTGTTTAC